GTCCTATAAAGTGATACACATGCTTCAAGTGTAGGATGTTTCGCATCCGACCCAACAGGTCATTGGGTACACGTAATGAATCTATTGATCTTTCATGATCCGAAGAAATGAGGATGGCAGCGATCTTACGCTGCTCTCGAGTGGGCACCCAGTTCTTGGGTGCGTACTTGGGATCAACACCAAAGCCGCCCAGATCCGGGTGGCCAAACCATGATCGGTTCATGCCTAAGTGATGTTCTGAGCTGAACTTGCACTTGGATTCGGCCGCATGAAGTGCGGCGGGAATAGTACACTGTGCCCAAGGACAGAACTTCACCATATCATTCATCGCGAGCCCGATCTGATCTGGTGTTGCATCAGATATTCCCTTCTTAGCGGAAATACCCCGTACCAGCTGAAGATTAAGATAGCCAGCACGCTTCATCATATCGCCATGACGAACATAAAATTGACTGTTCATCATGCAGAAGTTCTCTGAAAGGTAGTTCTTACCTTGCGAAATCCGGAAACCAATAGAGGAAGCAACTTTCTTAAAGGTCTCATAGAGTGGTTTGTCACATTTGAAAACCATGTCATCACCATTTATCTTCACATTCGCTAAGAGTACATTCCTTAACGACCTGCGAGGCTTCATTAAGCCTCCCCAGGGGACCAGTACATTAGGTCCCTGCTCAATCCATAGATCAATGGATTGACGATAGACGGCCAAATTCTCAATACACAGCAAAGGAAAAGAAAGGACATGTCCCATCAATTGCCCATTCACGTGTGTAAACTCTTCTCCACTAGGCAAGATCCCAGTGCCTGGCTCAAAGGAACGCCAAGCAAGGTCCGCGAGGTCTACTTTGTTCTGAAGTAGAGGTCGCAAACAACAGAATGTACAATCTCTCTCGAGATAATCTGTTGCTGCCTCATAGTCAACACTACACCAATAAGGTAGGTGGACTAATTGATCTATCTGTTGGATAGCTTCTGTCAGATCCGACTGAAGCATCGTTGACTCCGTTCTCTGTTTCCAACACTTCAGCATGTTCTTCTGAAGTGGGAGAAGCGCGGTATATGTATAACCGTCTCCGCAAGATACATATCGAATCTTGCCACCTGGTTCCATTACCCTAGCAACACGATTGCGAGTTGCAAGGGGATTCTCATGAGTGTCGAGAAGCACGCGGTTCTCGTAAGCCTTACGTACGGCATCCTCATGGACGTAGTCCAGGTATTCGCCCAATTGTTCATTCCACGATCGAATCGACCCTAGATTCCGGATCGTCTCCTCATCCGCCCTCTGGGAGGGGAGTTCATCTTCAACTGCAATCTTGGAGGTGATAGGTCGAAGGACCGAAAGTCCTTTGCCTCCGATTTCTTCGAAATCGTTTCGCTTGATCCCGAAGGAGTCAGGTATCTTCAACGCATGAAAAAGGGCTTGTGCCCCGCCTTGAGAGGCAGGCTTTTCCCAACATGCTTTATGAGACGGTATCTGACCAGTTGCAGACAAACAGTTGTTCAGGAGAGGTCCAAAGACCTCCTGCGCGCAACTGATGAGAGTTTCTTTCATTGGAGAAGACACCTGTTTCGGTTCACGAATCAGGCGGCTCTTGTACTTCTGATCTGAAGTTTCAAGACATTCGGGCCCGTCTTTGGGTTCCCAAATCTTCTTTGACCCTTTCTGTAGGGACAAAATGAACAATTCGTCATTGATCTGATGGCGATGGATCGCTTTCTTCACTATTCTTCTGCAATAACCTTCAAACAATTCGACAGTGCAGCAGCTTGGTTTAGTTGGATATAAATCAAGATGTTGTGCTAGGTCGCACAACTGACAATCAAGGAAGTACTTCACAAAATCGTACTCTTGATACATATCGTTAGCCACGCTCTGGATGTTTCTGTAGGTTCTTCGCAAAGAATTTACTAAACGGTGTCTTTTCTTAGGTGGGAGCCAGTTCTTGCTCCGAGACCTATAACAGACAAAGATCCACACTAATGATTCCATGATTGAACGGATTGAAGCTTTCGGCTTCTCGCCATTTAGCACTGCTGCTAAAATGGCTGGACACACAGTCTCCGCCGACCTCATGGAAAGGTCAGTTTCTACACTATGTTCCAGTGATCCTAAGTCACCAATGACGCTATGGGATCCAGCTCCCTTGTGGAGTTGCAGAACTGGACTGATGTCACGAGATTTCGACATCTATTCTATTTGCTTTTAGTTTTGTTCTAAACGTTATTTAACGTAAAAACTATGGTGAAT